AGGTGTTCGTTGCGTTCGATGCCCACGCTACATGCTTTATGTCCTCCAGACTGAGCGATGATCTTTTAGATAGTGTCATTTGCTCACCTCCTCTGAGATATCGAACACCTCTATTATTTCATCGGCGGGCATGCCGTGGTTCTCTGCCCACTGCAAAGCCTTCTGATTGGTCAATGGTCGTATACCCGCTCCATCGTAGTAGGCATTGCCATGCCTAGTGCGCCAGCGAGTGGACGCGCCACCATCCCCGTGGACAAAAAACTCCCCCGTCCGCTTACGGTACAGTTGCTCACGGCAATAGCTGAAGTCTTTAGGGCTGAGGCCGTTCCAATCCTCGTGTATGAACGTCGCCGTGCGCGTGTCGTAGATCTGCCCACTAATTACTTTTTTCATGCTTCTTCCTATGTTGCTTTGAGTTGAGTGATAATCATAATTGCAATGGAGTATCAATTTCAAGGATTTAATTTCGGTTATTCAAAACCTGCCTTTTGGTGGGTATTTTGGGGGTGGAATCTGCCCCACCCCCTCTCTCAGTCCCCTTCTAGAGACTTTCTCCCCCCGCCCCATACCAAGGGGTGGGTGCGGCTTGCGGCCTTTAGCGGGGATCTGGGTTCGTCTGGTGGATGCCGACTAGGCCAGCTTGTTGCGCGGTTTGTATCAGTGTTTGATCGTTCATTCGCTTGCTCCCTTGTTAGTTATTAACTCGTAGTTTTGTCAATGCCCAAAGCTTGCTCTAGTTCTTGTAAAGACATGTTTGCGGCGTCATCTATACCGCTGATGACCTTGCTCAGTTCATCTTTATGTTGCCAAAGATATGCAATCTCTGAAGGCTCATAGCCAGCTTGCATTAACGCGCATTCAACCGCCGTGTAATCGTCTTGATTCGTTTTCTTCATAGCTTGCGGCCTTGATCTTATATATAAGCTTGCGGCCTTGCGGCCTAGCGTGAACTTGCGGCCTTGCGGCCTATGATGATCCTTCGATCGGGGGGGGGATCATTCCTCGACCCCTTCGACCCTAGTCTGCCCCCTCTCGTAAAACTTTCCTAGCCGCTCGCATGTCAGTGATAGCAACGACCGATTGGCAACGTGGATGTCGCTCGAACACTTTCGTGATCCGTTGAGGGAATTCGTTCCAGCGTAGTTCCGACCGATCAATTTTTTTGCAGAACGGTGGGATGGCCTTGCTTGTCGTGAACCGACCGGCGCCATTCGTCCATTCGCTGCTCATGACCGCGCCACCCC